TTTCTCTTAAATCTAATTCTGTACTTTTTAGAAATTGAAAATCACTTTGATATTCTGTATATTCAAAACCTCTAAACAATTCATCATTAAAAGTTTTAGGAAATTCTAATACTACTAAAAACTTAGCGGGTCTGTAAAGTCCCTCAGCGCCAGAGATCATTGATCTAAATTGATTTACTGAAGTTTTACGATTTGCTTTTTGATTTAATCTTTTTCTTGCTTCTACTGGATCAAAACCTTTATCTCTTGGTAAACCAATTCTTATGTCAAATGGTCCTGGTATTGGTAATCGTTGTCTAATTATAGCCATTAAATAAATTTCCTACTATCTGAATAAACTTGTGCTTCGCTTGCCTTTTTAAATCTTTGTACAGGAAGATAAATTGCAATCGCTGCCTCATTCATATTTATTCTAAAAAATCCCGTTTGTACATATGAATACAAGTATTTCTTAATTGTTGGTTTTACTATTCTAATGTTTTTTATATCACTATAATTTACATTAAATTTTGTTTTACTATCAAATTTAGTATCATCAGCAAACTGTTGCATACGTTCTAATAATCTAAATCTTAACAATGGTGGTAAATAATGAAAGTTCATACCTAAAAAACCACCTGGTATGGGTTCTAATGGCAACACTAATGGAAATATATCGTAATAAGGTAAAGTCTTTCTTAATTTTGGATTATAACCAAACAGATTAAGTCTACCTACACTAGGTCGACCTTGTAACTTACCTTGTCTAAAAAGTTCTGCAGCAGTTGTACCGCTAGCAATTTGATTTACTTGGGTTCTGTACCAAGTTGCTGATCGGGTAGAATCTCCTGCTTTTAATTTGATTGTATCAAATACACTTGCCATATCATATATTTATGACACTTTAAAAGGTCTTTAGATGATCTTCGGTAAGTATTTTAAATGACATATTATGCTTTTTACACCAAGCAAATGCTGTTGCCCATTTACGTCTATTTGTTTCGTAAGTTAACAATGCCTTCTTATAATATGCTGATTTAATTTTGCCTGGTTGTGGCTTACGTGTCTGATACTTTGGTTTGATTTCTATTAAAAACTTTTTATATGTCTGATTTTGTTGTCTGACTTTCATATAAAAGTCAGGAAAATATCTATGAGGTCTATCGTCAACACCTCTATAATAAATGGAAAGTTCTTCACTTCCCCATTCAATTACTTCTTTTGTTTTATCACAATAGTTCATAAATCTTTTTTCCCAACTTGATCTATAAACTATATTTTTTACATTACCTTTATACTTTTGTGGATTTAGTGGTTTAAATATACCTTTATATGCTCGTCTGTCAATATTAGGTAATTTTTTAAATTTCATCTTAGTGTGGGTGGCCCGAAGGCCACCCTTTGGGTCAGTTTTGAGAGATAGATTATTCGTCCTCAGCTAACTTACTAAAATATGATAATGAGTCATCATCATCATTGGACGAAACTTTCCCCACGGATCCGTTAGAAGATTTGGGTACGCTATTACTAGCGGGTGGGAGGTCAATATCTTCCACAGACTCCGTGCTTCTTGTTCCAGTAAGAACCTTATTCAGTTTCTCTTTGAGTTCATCATAAGATTTAAAATTACTTGGATCAATGAAGGCTTTTAGAGCATATTGAGATTTCCATACTGCGTCAATCTCCTCATCGGTAGGTTTTAATTTACTGATTGGCTCAAATTCAGATTTATCATAATTCCAATAACCATCAACTTTTCTGATTTTTAGTTTAAAGTTTGCACCTTCCCAAAAATCAAATGGGTTAACAGCCTTTTCATCTTCAAATGCAGGATTCATTGCTTCTGTAATCTTATCAAATATTTTTTTACCAAATTTGAATAAGAATACTTTGCCTTCATTTTCAGGATGTTTTGGATCAGAAACAACTAAAATATTAGAATAGTATTGTAACTTTCTTTTTCTTTTTCTAGCAATTTCTTTATCTGCTTCTATACCTGTATTCCACAATCTAGTGTTTTCTTCAGATACAGGATCTTTTTTATTTAATGTTGTTAAACTATTTTCAATATACCATTGACCACCTGGTCCTTGAAAGGCGTGGTGCCATACTCTTTGCCAAGGTAAATCTTCACCCTCTACAGCAGGTAAAAATCTGATTATTGCAAAACCATTACCTGATTTATCTAGTTCTGGTTTCCAAAATCTATCGTCTTGGTATTTGTTTTTAGTTTCTGGTTTTTCGATTGTTTTTTCTAACTGTTTAGTTAGAGCATCAAAGTTTGACTTTGATTGTTTGAGTGCTTCTAAAGCATTTGACATTATATTCTCCTTTGTATATATTGTTGTATGTATTAATTTAAATATTAATATAAGTATTAATATTATTTATAAGACTTCTTCCACTCATTATAGCCTTTCAACCATTTTTTATGTGAAGTTTCGCCTTTATTACCTTGTAATCTTTGTTTTAAAGATTGTAAAGTTCTTATTAAAAAGTCTATTGCTTTTATCATAGTTATATTATATCAGTAATTCTGCAATCTGTCAAGCAGCTGTGCTTGTGTAATATAGTGTAATTGCCCTCTATCTTTCCATTTCTTCCATTCGTGTATTTCCCTATTTGCTGGTTTGTCATCAAGTTCTTCATTTACTTTAAAAAACTTAATTTTAGGAAAGTAGTCCATTAGTGTATACCATTGATTAACCCAATTGACGTGTGGTGTAGGACCATTTTCTTTTGCAACATAATGTTTAGTACCTGCATAAAGATTATTTACTTTATTATCATTACTTACTAAATCGTGGCCTATTAAATATATTTCATCAGGTTTTTCTCTTTGTGCTGCCACATAACCACTTGAAGCACCACAAGCCCAACCGTGATCTTTATATTCTTTCCAACAATCTTTTAAATCAAATGACATATCGCCTTTTTTAATCCAAGATACGTAAATATGAGAGGTATCTATTTTCTTTTTGATTATGTGTTTAGGTGCACCTTTATGATTCTTTTGTGCATTTCTTAAAACACTTACCATTCCTTTTAAGTTTGTTCCGTGTACAACAAATTCTTCAGCCTGGTCTCTATCTTCTTTATTTTCTTTTATAACATCATATTCAGATATTTCTTTTAACTCATCAGCACTTATAATACCGTGTACAGTAGTTTCAAAAGTCATTTTAGGAAGTTTTGACCAATTTCTAAAGTAACAAGGTTTCTTTGTTGCAAATCCACTATGATAAATTTCGTGTATAATACCATTATCTACAGCAGTTAATACATCTATCACATCTGGATGATCTCTATAAATGGCATTACAACCATAAATATAACCGTGTGGTTTTAGTAACCATAAGTTAAAATCTTTTCTACTCTTTCCGTTACCTATGCAAAATACTCTTTTCATCTTTTTTTTCTAAAGTACCATCTCCAACAAGCAGACCTAGTCATAGACACTATGGTAAATATTATTGCAATACCAAAACTATCAAATATAGAAGGATGTAAATCAAATAAAGGAAATATAGTAAGTTGTATGATAACGGCTAAAAAGAAACCACTACCTACATCTATAACACTTTCTTTTATATCTTTTTTAATCATCTGTGTTCTTATCTCTTGTAACTAAATTATTTGGTTTACTTATAGGCATTCCTGCTCTGTCAAACCAACGATTATCTTTTGTTGAATAAACATAACTTAAAGTTCCATTTTTAAGTTTAATTGATTTTTTGTCAATTGGGCCTTTGTATATTGAACCATTTTTATTTACCAGCTCTATTAACCCATATACGTTTTGATATATTCTATCATTTTCTAAATTAGAAAATGGTATTATGTTTTCGCTTGTCATTGAATAAACACCTCTTTCATAATAAATTTGCATTTTGTTAAATTGTAATTAACAAAAGGTTTTAATTTTTTTATTTTTTGAGAAAGTTCAGGCCAAACAACTGTCTCTTTAATTTTTTTGTCCCAACTTTTGATAAACGATAATATCTTATCCAAGATGATGATTGTCTGTATTGAGATTTGTTTTGAAAGAAGTAACCGTAACAACTTAGGATGTTGTCCATCAGATACATTGAAAATATCGTCAAACTTACAATTATTATCGCTGATAACGCTAGCAATCCTATTACAATCCATTCTAAAATTGTATGTAAATGACTCAGTATATTTTTTCCACTTGGTATAATTTGTTTCACCATCAGCACGAATTAAATCTCCTATCCACGTTTTAGAGTTTTCAAAAAAGTTGCATACAAAAAATTCTACTAGTTGTTCTTTGTTATATTTAGTTGTTAGTTTATGAAAAAAAAATCTATCATTTCTTTTTAAAAATGTATTCATTGATGAATTTACTTTGGCATTATGTTTAAAAAAATCATAATTTTCAGTAGTAAAATGTAATTTGATAGCAAGATATAATTTATAAGCTTCATAAGAGTTCATCATATAGGAAGTTTAGCATTTGAAGAAATCTTTAATAAATTCTTTTCTTCAGCTTCTATTTGTATTTTTTCTTTTAAAGATTTGTTTATTAAATTTGAAATGGTACCTGTATCAATATTATTTTCTTCACAATAAAGAATAGTAGCATCCATATAGGATATTTTTTTCTTTTTAACTATGTCTTCAATTAATAATCCAAACTTTTTACTATTCAATAACATAGTATCATTATATCATATTTTTAGAGATTTGTAAAGTGCCTGTTTTTGATAAGATACAGGCAAACTTAAAGATTTAATCTTTTTTGATTAAATCACAAGTTTTTTTGTCTGCAGGATGACCTAAACTTTTATCATATATCCAAACGTATGAGTAAACTATTTTATCATCTTTTACTACACATTTTTTACCAAAAGATAGTCTAGGTTCTTTTACAGCACAAGCCGTCAATAAGACACTTGCAAATAATATTGTTAATAATGTTTTCATATTTTCCTTACGTATTAGGTTTTAAATTTTCTAATACTTGCATTTTATTAAATGTATGATATAATATACAAGTTTCTATACCATTAGGTACATCAACAGTTACCAATGTTTCGCCTTTATCATTTTCATAATAAGTTACCATATAAACTGGCTCGCCATCTGGATCACTTGACTCTCTACCTAAACTTAAATGTTTAGGAGATAACTCATTGTAATCTATGTAATTTTGAACATCCTCTGGTGCGCCACATACTGCAGGTAAATTTCTCCATACAAATG